CAACAAAAGCAAGTACAGGTTGAAGGAGTAAAGGGACACCAGGATTGTTTTATTGATGGAGTATTAGTAGATTGTAAAAGTGCCTCTGGTAGAGGTTATAGTAAATTTAAATATAATAACTTATCTAGTGATGACCCTTTTGGTTATATACCACAGATATCTGCATATGCTCAAGGAAATAATGTAGAGGAGGCTGGGTTCTTAGTTATTAATAAATCAACAGGAGAAATATGTTACACAAAAGTACATTCATTGGAGATGATAAATGCCGGAGATAGAATACAAAGGATTAAGAAAGTTGTTAAGTCAGATGTACCACCAGCTAAATGTTATGAAGCAATTCCTGATGGAAAGTCTGGTAACTATAGGCTCGATACTGGTTGTGTTTATTGCAATTATAAGCATGATTGTTGGAGTGATGCTAATGATGGTAAAGGACTTCGTACTTATAAGTATTCGACTGGTCAAAGGTATCTCACACACATTGAGAAAGAGCCGAATGTAGAAGAAGTGAAGTGAAAGACGAACCTGATATAATACAAATAGAAAATATTTTTTACTCAGAACCAAAAAGCTCTGAGAAGAGATTATTTTTGTCTGTAATACTTCAGGCATTATTAGATGTATCAAAGAATGTTATTACACCACAAGACAAAGTAAATAAATCTAGAGCAGAGTCTTGGTTTTTTACAAGTGTTGGAGTAACATGTGAGAACTTTCATTCAGTTTGTCAAATGGCAGGAGTACAACCAAATAAAGCTAGGTCATTTGCATATAAAGTTATGAATGCAACTAATAAAAATTTTTTAAGAAAACGAATAAGAAATGTTTTAAGAGGCGAAGATGACAACAAAAAAAGATTTGACTTATGAAGAAAATTTTGATAAACTATATCAAGATATGATAAATTACGAGGAGCAAGCAAACATGGGTATGATGGATGAAGCCATAAAAGAAACTATAAAAGATAAAGATTTTATAAAAACAGATTTAAAAAAACAAGCAATGAGAGCTACATTAAAACAAGTAGGTGGTAATCATTATAAAGATTGTAAGATACAACCTATAGAATATATTACAGCTAATAACTTAACTTATGCCGAAGGTAATATAATTAAATATGTTACAAGAAGTAGAAGAAAAGGTGGAAAAAATGATTTATTGAAAGCAAAGCACTATATAGAGATGATTATAGAAATGGAGTACAAGGATGAATAACTATTTACCAACCGAATATCAAAGTTTTATACATCTATCTAGATATTCTAGATGGTTGCCTGATGAAGGCAGAAGAGAGACATGGATTGAAACAGTATCTAGGTTAAGTAATTTTATGCAGATACATTTAAAGAAAAATTTAGGTGTAGAAGTAGACAGTGAGACATGGAGAAAGATAGAGGATTATATCATTGGTCTTTCTGTTATGCCTTCTATGAGAGCATTGATGACTGCCGGCACAGCATTAGAGAGAGAAAACATTGCCGGTTATAATTGTTCTTATATTCCTATTGATAATCCAAAAGCATTTGATGAAATACTTTATATATTAATGAATGGCACAGGTGTAGGTTTTTCTGTTGAAAGGCAGTATGTAGATAAGTTGCCTACTATTCCAGATAGAGAGTTTGAAAAGACAGATGATGTTGTTTCTGTTGCAGATTCAAAAGAAGGTTGGGCCAGAGGATTTAAAGATTTAATATCATATCTTTATACTTGTAGAATACCAAAGATAAATGTTAGCAAAGTAAGACCAGCAGGTGATAGATTAAAAACATTTGGTGGTAGAGCTAGTGGCCCACAGCCTTTAGTTAATTTATTTGATTTTGTTATTGAAAAGTTTAAAGGTGCTAGAGGTAGAAAATTAAATACTATGGAGTGTCACGATATTGCGTGCAAGACTGGTGAAGTAGTGGTTGTTGGTGGTGTACGTAGGTCGGCTCTTATATCTTTGAGTAATCTATCAGACCAAAGATTAAGAGTCGCAAAGTCTGGTGCTTGGTGGGACACAAACCCTGAAAGAGCATTAGCAAATAACTCTGTTGTATATACTGAAAAACCAGATGCAGGTATTTTCATGAAGGAGTGGTTGGCCTTGTATGAAAGTAAGTCTGGAGAGAGAGGTATATTCAACAGAGTATCAGCACAAGAAAAAGCTAGAGAGAATGGTAGACGTAATGGAGGTTATGACTTTGGTACTAATCCTTGTAGTGAAATTATATTAAGACCTAATCAGTTTTGTAATCTTACAGAAGTAGTTGTAAGACCTATGGATACTGAAGCAAGTCTACATGATAAGATAGAGATTGCTACTATACTAGGTACAATACAAGCTACACTTACAGACTTTGGTTATCTTAGAAAAAGATGGCAAACTAATACAGAGGAAGAAAGGTTGCTTGGTGTATCTCTTACAGGTATTATGGATAATTCTATTATAAATAGAAGAAGAGGAAAGTTACCGGAGATATTACAAAGCATGAAAAATAAAGCTGTTGTGACTAATAAAGAGTGGGCAGATAAATTAGGCATACCACAATCAACAGCTATTACATGTGTTAAACCTTCTGGAACAGTTAGTCAATTAGTTGATAGTGCTAGTGGTATTCATGCTAGACATAATCCATATTATATTCGTACAGTTAGAGGAGATAACAAAGACCCACTAACAGAATTTATGAAAGAGCAAGGTATACCAAATGAACCAGATGTAATGAAGCCAGACCACACTACAGTATTTTCTTTTCCTATGAGTTGTTCCAATACTGCTATATACAGAAACGATATGTCAGCAATAGAACAATTAGAGATATGGAAATGTTATGCACAATATTGGTGTGAACATAAACCATCAGTAACTATATCTGTTAAAGAAGAAGAATGGGTAAATGTAGGTAACTGGTGTTGGGATAATTTTGATTATCTTTCTGGTGTATCTTTCTTACCTTTCTCAGACCATACATATCAGCAAGCACCCTATCAAGATATAGATAAAGAGCAATATGAATCTTTACAATCTAAAATGCCTGCTAAAATAGATTGGGCTAAATTACAGGACTTTGAAAAAGAAGATAACACTAGAGGTTCACAAGAGTTGGCATGCACTGCAGGTTCATGTGAGTTAGTAGATATATAATTAGGAAGGAAAAATGTATAAACAATATAAAGTAACAATTTTAAATACACACATAACAGAAAGAGATATAATTGTTCAATCAAATGACAAACTATCATTAAAAGAAATAGAAAAGTATGCTTTTTTAGACAATGAAGTGTATGAAATTATGGAAAAAGATAATAACCCAGTAGAGGAATGTCCTGAATCACAGATACATTATCGTGCTAGATATGAAAAAGAAATATATAAAACAAAAGGAATTAAAGTAAAAGATAATCTTCCTACTAAAACTATAAAATCTGAATCAAATCAAACAATATGTGAAGTTATAACAGGTAAAAATGATTTACAAACTACACAGGAAAAAATTAAATTTTGGAGAAAAATAAATAAATGATGCTTGATTATATTGTTATAGTTCTATGTATATTATTAATAGCTAATACTTTAAATATGCTGTAATTTTTTTGTTGCATAATTTTTTAAATTATGTTATAATGTTTATATGGCAAGAGCAGTAGTAGGAGCAGGTAAAAGATTAAGAAGTTTTTTTAAAAAAATTACTTCTATAGGTAAATCTATTAGGAGTAGACCAAAGAATAAACATAAACGTAGAAACTATAAAAAATATAAAGGACAAGGTAAATGAATATGAAGATTAGAAACGATATGGACACAGTATATATTGGCTATGACCCTAGAGAACATGCTGCTTATGAAGTATTAAAGTTCTCTATAGAAATACGTGCCAAGAATCCTGTAAGAATAGTGCCTCTTAAAAAAGAAGCATTAATTAAAAATGGTATGTTTAGAAGAAAGTCTAATAAGATAGGTAATCAACAGTATGATGAGATAGATGGTAGGCCTTTCTCTACTGATTTTAGTTTTACTAGATTTCTTATACCACATTTAAGTCTATATACTGGTTTATCTTTATATATGGATTGTGATATGTATTGTTATGGAGATATCACAGAATTATTTGATATGTGTAGAGATAATTATTATCCTGTTTGGGCAGTGCATCATAAATATGCACCAGAAAAAGGTATTAAAATGGATGGACAAGCACAAGAACCCTATAATATGAAGAACTGGTCTAGTCTTATGATGTTTAACAATGAACATCACTATCTTAATAAGTTAAGTATTGATGCTATTAATACAGAAAAGGGTAGATGGTTACACACATTTAAGTGGTTGCCTGATGAAGAGGCAGACATAGGTCAAATACCAGAAGAATGGAACTGGCTTGATGGTCATTCACCAGAAGCTATGAAACCTAAGATTGTTCACTTTACAACAGGTGGTCCTTGGTTTGCCAAGTGGAAACCTAGAGGAACTACTGAAGGTAAGTATGCTGTGAAGTGGTGTGAAGATGCTAGGTGGTTACAAATGAAAGGTATTATACCAAGAGAAAAGGATTACTTAATACAATGAGAGAATTAACAAATAGTTTATATATGTCATTGAAGTGTCATTATAAAGGTCAAGTAAATAAAGCATTATATCAACTTGATTTGGCATTTCAAAAACCTGTTGCAATCGGAGAACACCCTAAAATAGTAGAAGATTGTATTGTATTAATTAAAGAATTATCAGAAGCTGAAGAAGCATTAGAAACATTGGAGAAAAATTTTGGAGTCTACAGAGAAGCAAATTAATATTGTTACATCTTTTAATGAAAGTATATTAAAAGATACAGCAATACATTTATTAAATTCAACAAAAGAAAGTTTAGATACTAGTATTAATTTTACTGCATACTATCATGACTGTAAGATAGATGCCTATTCTTTACCTGATTATACTTATAAAAGTTTACACGATATAAAAGACCATGAAGATTTTTTAAAAAGATATGCAGAGCATGATGGTACAGAAGATGGTAAGATACCCTACAATGAAAAGTTAGATGCATTAAAATGGTCACATAAAGTATTTGCTTTAACTGAGATGGCTTTTAATTTAGCTGAAAAAAGTAAAGAAGCAGGTTGGTTAATATGGATTGATGCAGATTCTTATTTAAAGAAAAGATTAACTAAACAAGATATATTATCTATGTTAAATGATAAAGCTGATATTGTTTATAATCCTGATGAGCCTTTCTTTATGGCTTTTAATTTAGATAAACAACCTACTGTAGATATACTTGCAGACTTACGTGGTGCATATATATTAGGTGAGATGACTAAGTATAGAGAGTGGCATGACTATTATATTTTATCTAGATTATTAACTTTATATCAAGCACATGGTATGAAAGTAGAAAAGATAAATTCTATGAATGATTATTTTTATCACTTTGCAGGTAGACCAGATTTTTCTAAAGTTGCTATAAGAAAAGGTAATGGTGAAAGAGCTTTTCCATTAACTAATAGTGTTGCTCCTGATATTAAACCTAATAGATATCAACAAATATCACAGATAATGAGAGAGTATAAACCTAAAACTGTGATAGAAACTGGTACATGGAATGGTGGTAGAGCTATAGAGATGGCATTAGCAGCTTTTGAATATACTGATACTTTTACTTATCATGGATATGATTTATTTGAAGATGCTACTATTGAAACAGACCATGAAGAGTTTAATGCAAAGGCACATAATAAAATGTCTGCAGTTGAACAAAGATTTAAAGAGTTTGCAGAACATATGAAAGAGAATAGAAATAAAACTTTTGTATTTGAATTAAATAAAGGTAACACTAGAGATATATTAAAAGACCAAGGTGAATGGTTTGACATGGCACTTATTGGTGGTGGTAATAGTATTAAAACTGTAGCACATGATTATGATTGTTTAAAGAAAACACCTATTGTTATGGTAGACCATTATTTTAGAGAAGATGATGATAAGATGGCTCCTAATGATGCTTACTGTGGTGTTAATAAACTGTGGGAAAAATTAAAAAGTAATAAAGATATTCGTAAACATGTACTACCTTCAGGTGACAAGGTAAAAGATGGTGGTTTTACACATTTCATGATTGTATTAAGTGATAAAACTTTACCTAATATACCTGCTGATTTACAAAGAGTTCCTATTGTCGTTAATCCTAGAGATTGTGTACCTAAAGATTATATACGTGGTAATATAAAAGATAACATGAAGATAATACCAAAAGATAAATTTATACAAAAATGTAGAACACACGATAATCATGCTATTATTATATCCGGTGGGCCAAATATTAATTATGATGAATTAAAACAAATTATAACTAAATATCCTGATGCTTTTACTATTTGTGTAAAGCATGCATATCCAGGTCTTATAGCTAATGGTATTAAACCAAATGCCTGTATCCTATTAGACCCACGTTCTATAGAAGGTGAAAGCACACATGGTATTAAGAGAAAAGATTTACTAAAAGATTTAGATAAAGATACTAAATTTTTTGTAGCTTCTATGACAGACCCTTCTGTTACTAATTATTTATTAGATAAGAAAGCAGACATATGGGGTTGGCATGCATTTACAGAATCACTAAGAGATGATGATGATAGAAAGCATGCTATTAAAAATAACCAAGTAAAGATTAGAGAAGATATAGGTTTACCTGTAGGTGCTACATTAATAACTGGTGGCACATGTGCAGCTATGAGAGCTATTGGTATGTTACATACTATGGGTTTTAGAAATATTCATTTATTTGGTTTTGAATGTTCATTAGAAAAAGAACCTACAGATGATATGAAAAAAGAAACTACTGGTGCAGATGATGAACCTAAAAGACCAAAGTATTTTCAAGTATCTGTAGAGAATAAATCTTATTGGACTACCGGTGAATTATTAGCAATGGCACAAGATTGTGAGAAAACATTTGCTGATAAAACTATGGGTATTAATTATAATTTTTATGGCAAAGATAGTTTAGTTTCCGAGATATGGAGTAAGTCAAAAGAAAAAGAAACCCTACCTCGTTATCAGGATATGTTAAATGCATAACAGGGCCGAACCCTCACAGGATTATGTAGATTTATTAGCAGAATATAAAGAACTACATAAAGACCCTAAATATTTTAATGGTATTTGTTTAGTAACACATTTAAATACGTTATCAAATATTATAATGAAAGAAGGTGCTAGAAGTGCTTTAGATTATGGTTGTGGTAAAGCATTGTTATATGATGATGAAAAATATAAAACAATGAAACTTAATAAACAAGGACAATCATTGCCTAAACCTTTACAAAAAATATGGCAACTTGATTATCATGCTTTATATGACCCAGCATATCCTAAACATAGTAAGTTACCTAAAGGTAAGTATGATGCTGTTATATGCACAGATGTTATAGAACATATAGATGAGAAAGATGTTGATTGGATACTAGAAGAAATATTTTCTTATGCTAGAAAGTTTGTATTCTTAACTATAGCTTGTTACAAAGCATTAAAGACATTTAAAGATGGTAGAAATGTGCATGTAAATATAAAGACACCGGAACACTGGACAGATAAATTATTAAAGTTACATGATAAACACCCACATCTAAATATACATTATAGTTTAGATGTATTAGAAGATGAGAATGCAGAGAAGCTAGTATCACTAACAGAGTTTAAAAAAATAGAAAGGAAGTAACATGGCACTACTAAGTTTAATAGGACCTGCTACAAAGTTATTAGGTAAGTTTATAGAAGATAAAGATGCAAAGAATAAACTTGCTCACGAGATAGCTACAATGGCAGAGAAGCATGCACAAGAATTAGCTAAAGGACAACTAGCTATAAACAAAGAAGAAGCAAAGTCAGGTAATATATTTATTGCCGGATGGAGGCCCTTTATAGGTTGGTCGTGTGGAGTTGCCTTGGTATGGCACTTTATTGCAGCTCCGTTTATTATTTTCTTTGCAGCTTTATTTGGTGCAACATTACCACCACTACCAGAGTTTGACATGGGCAGTTTAATGACTGTGTTAATGGGTATGTTGGGTCTTGGTGGTCTTAGGACTTTCGAAAAGTATAAAAAAGTTACTA